TGGGAATAAAACGTGATGTTCCGATAACACTAAATAGTGTTAATTATGAAGATAATTACGATGGTTCTTTTACAACAAGACGTGCTGTAAATTATACTTTAGGATTTACTGCTAAAACTTACTTGTATGGTCCTGTATATTCTGCTAAAGTTATTAAAGAAACAACGGCAGATTTATTTACAGATACAGCAACAGGTTCAACAAGAGAAGAAAGAATTGTTGTAGTACCTAATCCTACATCAGCTGACGCAGATGACGATTTTGGATTTACAACAACTATAACAAATTTTGCAGACTCGAAAACATATAACCCGACTACGGATAGTGATGAATAATTATGAGCATAGACGAAAAGATAAACGAAGCCCTTGGTATCTCTAACGACAAGCCTGTAACAAAGGCCGTAGTTAAAAAAGAATACACTCCACCAGTTCCTAGAGTTGAAGATAAGAACAAAGAAGATGTGGATAATGATTACAAATATAGTAGAGAAAATTATTACAATCTTATAGAAAGAGGACAAGACGCAATACAAGGCATACTTGATATTGCAAACGAAAGTCAACACCCACGTGCCTATGAAGTTGCAGGTAACTTAATTAAACAAGTTGCTGATACTGTAGATAAATTACAAGACTTACAAGGCAAACTTAAAACACTTAAAGACGTACCTAATAAAACAAGCACAAATATTAAACAAGCACTATTTGTAGGTTCTTCAGCAGAATTACATAAAATGCTAAAGAATAAAAATAAAGATGTACAAAGTGAAGAAGATAAAGATTTTAAAAAGGTAAATCCTGATGACTGAAGCATATCTAGGTAACCCTAACCTATATAAAGCAAATCTCAAACAAAGTTATAGTGAAGATCAAGTAAGAGAGATTGCAAAGTGCATGGATGATCCTATACACTTTATAAAAAAATATACTAGAATTGTAAACATTGATGAAGGTCTAGTACCTTTTAATATGTACGGGTTTCAGGAAAAGATGGTAGACACTTTTCATAATAACAGATTTTCTATTTGTAAACTACCAAGACAATCAGGTAAGTCAACTACTATTATTGCATATCTATTACATCAAGTTATATTTAATGACAATATAAACGTTGCCATACTTGCAAACAAAAGCTCTACTGCTAGAGATTTATTAGGTAGATTGCAACTTGCATATGAAAACTTACCTAAATTTTTACAACAAGGTGTCTTAAACTGGAACAAAGGTTCTTTAGAATTAGAAAACGGCAGTAAAATTCTTGCGGCTGCAACATCTTCAAGTGCAATTAGGGGTGGTTCATTTAATATCATATTCCTTGATGAGTTTGCTTTCATACCTAACAATATATCTGAACAGTTTTTTAGTTCAGTATATCCTACAATTTCATCTGGTAAAAAATCTAAAGTTATGATTGTATCTACACCACATGGAATGAATATGTTTTACAAATTGTGGAATGACTCAATACATGGAAGAAACGATTATAAACCTATTGAAGTACATTGGTCAGAGGTACCTGGTAGAGATGATAAGTGGAAAGAAGAAACAATTAGAAACACAAGTGAGGCACAATTTGCTACCGAGTTTGAGTGTGAGTTTGTAGGTTCAGTAGATACATTAATCAATCCATCTAAATTACGAAACTTATCACACAATACACCACTAGTATCTAACGAAGGTTTAGATATGTACGAAAGAGCAGAAAAAGGTAAAGATTATGTTATGACAGTTGACGTAGCACGTGGTACTGTAAGAGATTATTCTGCCTTTACTGTATTTGATGTAACACAAATGCCATATAAGTTGGTTGCAAAATTTAGAGATAATGAAATTAAACCTATATTGTTTCCTCATACTATTGAGAAAGTTGCAAAAGCATATAACAATGCTCATATATGTGTTGAGGTAAATGATCTAGGTCATCAAATAGCAGACGCTTTACAGTTTGAATTAGAATACACAAACTTATTAATGTGTATGATGAAAGGTAGAGCAGGTCAGGTATTAGGTGGGGGTTTCAGTAAGAGAGGTACACAATTAGGTGTACGTATGACTAAACAAGTAAAACGTATAGGTTGTTCTAACTTAAAAAGTTTACTTGAAGGCGACAAGATATTAATAAATGACTTTCATACAATACAAGAGTTATCAACATTTGTAAGACGTGGTAGTGGTTGGCAGGCTGAAGAAGGTTCTAATGATGATTTAGTTATGTGTTGCGTTATATTTGCATGGATCACTAATCAAAGATATTTTAAAGAAATGACGGACCAAGATGTACGTGCTAGAATGTATGAAGAACAACAAAACGCAATAGAACAAGATATGGCACCATTTGGGTTTGTGAATGATGGTGTAGAAGACGAGAGTTTTCAGGACGATTCTGGTGAACGATGGACGCCAGTGACCGTACGAAAAGGTGATATATTATAAATATAAACGAGATTAATGATACCTATTAGCTAATAAGAGGAGAACACATATGGCATTTCAAGTTTCACCAGGTGTACTCGTACAAGAGAGGGATCTAACAAACGTTATTCCAGCAGTAGCAACTACGATCGGTGCTGTTGCAGGACAATTCAGTCAAGGACCTATGGATGAAGTAACATCTATTAGTTCAGAAAAAGAATTGATTGAAACGTTTGGTAAACCTGACTCAAATACTTTTGAATACTTTTTTAGTGCTGCAAGTTTCTTGCAATACTCATCAAGTTTAAGAGTTGTACGAGCTGCAAACTCTGGGAGTGTTAACGCAGTAGTTTCTGGTACTGCTTTACAAATAAAAAATACAGATCATTACCAAAACGGTGACGGTAGTACTGGACCTTACAACACAGGTTCTGCTAACGTTGGCGAATGGGCTGCTAGAACAGCAGGCGCATGGGGTAATTCATTGTCAGTATCAGTCTGTCCAAGTGCAAACGCATATGAGATGGCTGCAAAAACAACAATAAACGATTCATCAACAGCTGTTGGAGATACAACTATTACATTAACTTCAGGCACAGACTTTGCTGTAGGCGATATAGTTAATTTCGGCGAAGCTGGAGGACACGAATACAGAGTCACGGCCGTTAATACAAACGACCTTACTTTTGTAAGACATCCTTCAGGTACAGGTGGTTTACATACTGCTGTAGCAGACGGTTCTGCTGTAAGAAGAAGATGGAGATACTACGATTTAGTAGATACTGCTCCAGGTACTTCATCTTACGCTTCAACTAGATCAGGCTCAGGAGATGAAATGCACATTGTCGTAATAGACGAAGACGGTGCAATCACAGGTACTGCTGGTGAAGTATTAGAAGTTTATTCAAACGTATCTAAAGCTTCAGACGCTAAAACATCACAAGGTGATTCAAACTATTATGTTGATGTTCTATACAATAGAAGTCAATATATTTACTGGATGGACCACGTTGCAACAGGATCAAATTGGGGTTCAACTGCTAGTGGTACAACATTTACTGCTTTATCATTACCTTTTACTAGATCACTTATAGATGGTTCAGATGGTTCTGCTGCTACAAATGCAGAATTAAAAACTGCATACGAAAAATATCAGGACGGTGATACAGTTGATGTTAACTTAATTATTGCTGGTAAAGGTGATGCTACACACATAGACAACCTAATAACAATTGCTGAAAACAGAAAAGACGCAGTAGTATTTGCTTCTCCTGAAAGATCAGACGTTGTTAATGTTACAAACTCTACTACACAGACAAGTAACGTTAAAGGTTTCTTTGATGGTATTAGATCATCTTCATACGTAGTATTTGATAGTGGTTACAAATATACATACGACAAATACAATGACTTGTTCAGATATGTACCTCTTAACGGAGATACTGCTGGATTGGCTGCAAGAACAGACTTAATCGCAGATTCTTGGTTCTCACCTGCTGGTTTCAACAGAGGAGTATTAAGAGGTGTAGTTAAACTTGCTTACAATCCTAACAAGACACAAAGAGATGAATTGTACAGAGCTAGAATTAATCCAGTTGTTACAATGCCAGGACAAGGTACTATCTTGTTTGGTGATAAAACTGGTTTATCAACGCCGAGTGCATTTGATAGAATAAACGTAAGAAGATTGTTCATTACTTTGGAGAAAGCAATATCAACTGCTTCTAAATTTCAACTATTTGAATTTAATGACGAGTTTACAAGAGCTCAATTTAGAAACATAGTTGAACCATTCCTAAGAGATGTACAAGGTAGAAGAGGTATTACAGACTTTTCAGTAGTTTGTGACGAAACAAATAACTCTCCAGACCTTGTTGTTGATAGAAATGAGTTTAGAGCAGATATATTTGTTAAACCAAATAGATCAATTAACTTTATACAACTACAATTCGTTGCGACAAGATCAGGTGTTGCATTTGAAGAAGTGGTAGGAGGATAAACACATGCCAAATATAAATGACTTTAAAGCTAAGTTAAGAGGCGGTGGTGCTCGTGCCAATCAATTCAGAGTAACAATGCCTTTCCCAGGTTATGCTGCTGTAGGTGGGGAGACTGAAAACATGTCTTTCTTATGTACATCAACATCTTTACCTGGTATGACTGTAACGGAAGTTGCAATACCATTTAGAGGAAGAGAGTTATATGTTGCAGGTGATAGAACATTTGCTACATGGACTACAACTATTCTAAATGATACTAACTTCTTAATCAGAAACGCATACGAGAGATGGTTAAATGGTATCAATAATATGTCAGATAACGAAGGATTAGTAAATCCTGTTGATTATCAAGTTGACGCATTTGTTGATCAGTTAGACCGAAATGGTAACGTGATTAAATCATACACATTCAGAGGAATGTTTCCAACAACTCTGGATGACATTGCGCTATCTTATGGGGACAATAATACCGTAGAAAGTTTTACTGCTACTCATAGATACCAATACTTTGAAACAAATACTACTACTTAATACCATTATAAGTATTAGTAATAGGAGAAACTAAATTATGGCTGAACTGTTTGGGTTTAAAATAGAGCGACTGAAAGGTCCCTCAACCGATCCAAGACAAAATATAGTTCCACCTCAAGCGGAAGACGGTACACAAACCGTCCCCGCTGGTGGGTTTTTTGCGTCTTATGGTGGGTTTGATGTTACTGCTCGTAACGAATTAGATTTAATAAGAAGATATAGAGAGGTATCACTCCATCCCGAGTGTGATCTTGCAATTGAGGATATAGTATCTGAGGCAATTGTATCTAACGAAAATCAACAATCTGTACAAGTAGATTTAAGTAAGATTGAGTATAGTGACTCAATTAAAAAGAAAATTAGAGAGTCTTTTACTGAAGTTTTAAAGTTATTAAACTTTGATTTAAAAGGCCACGACATTTTTAGAAGATGGTATGTAGATGGTAGAGTATATTACCATAAGATCATTGATAAAGAAAGTCCAAGACTAGGAATAACTGAAGTAAGATATATTGATCCTAGAAAAATCAAAAAGATTAGAGAAATAAGAAAACAAAGAACAGATGGTATGCCATCTTCATTTGCTTTTGAGAATAAATTTCAGGAATATTATATATTCAACGAAAGAGGAATACACCCGACTGCTACATCTAACGCAGGTGGGTTAAGAATAGCAACAGACGCTATTGCTTATTGTCCATCAGGATTAGTAGACCAACAACAAAATCAAGTTTTATCATATTTACACAAGGCAATTAAACCTGTCAATCAATTAAGAATGATTGAAGACGCTGTTGTAATATACAGAATTGCTCGTGCACCTGAAAGAAGAATATTCTATATTGATGTAGGTAACTTACCTAAAATCAAGGCTGAACAATACTTACGAGATGTTATGGCAAGATATAGAAACAAGTTAGTATATGACGCTTCTACAGGTGAAATAAGAGATGACAGAAACTATATGAGTATGTTAGAAGACTTTTGGTTACCTCGTAGAGAAGGTGGTAGAGGAACTGAAATCACTACATTACCTGGTGGTCAAAACCTAGGTGAAATACAAGATATAGAATACTTCCAAAAGAAACTATATCGTTCTCTAAACATACCTATTAGTAGATTAGAAGGTGGTCAAGGTTTCAATCTTGGTAGAGCTGCAGAAATTAGTAGAGATGAAGTTAAGTTTACTAAATTTGTAGGTCGTTTAAGAAAGAAATTTACAATGTTATTCCATGATCTATTGAAGACACAATTAATTCTAAAAGGTGTTATTGCACCTGAAGAATGGGATTCAATGATGGGAGATATAACATATACTTTCTTACAAGATGGTTACTTTGCTGAATTAAAACACAGCGAAATGATGAGAGAAAGAGTACAACTTGCTCAACAATTAGAAGGTTACGTTGGTAAGTATTTCTCTAATAATTACATTAGAACAAAAATATTAAAACAAAATGAACAAGAACAAGAAGAAATTGATAATCAAATTGAAGAAGAAGGTGCTGAAAGTCAGCCCGAAGAAAACCCCATTACGCCTAGAGAAAAAGAGGATGATGGTAAAAAAGAAAAACCGACATTAGGAGATAAATAATGAGTAAAGAAAATTTAAATAAATTTGTTAATTCATTACAAAGCGGAGACAACAAACAAGCAGGAGAGGATTTAAAAAATGCTCTTGCTGATAAAGTTTCGTCTGCTTTAGATGACGCAAAAACTGATGTGGCAAGATCGGCATTTACAGGACAACAAGGCGCAGACGCTCCAGAAGCAAATGTGTTTAGTGGTAATGATATAAGTGCTGAAACTCCTGCAACACCAGAGGCGTCAAGTGATGAAGTGGCTCAGTAATTTTATTAAAGATAATATAACTGAAGCCAACGATTATAAGCGTACTAGGCAGTACAATAAACTTGCGCCTAAAATGAAACGTGCTGTTGATATGGTGTTTAGAACAGCAGATAAAGACGCAGACGTAATTGCTAATTTTGAGAAAAATGTAAATGCAGCTGCAAAAGAATATGGCGTAAAAAAACAAGATTTAATGAATTACTTTGATAAAGAAACACTAACAATTTTAAGGAGATAAAAATGGGAACATTTATACTTAAAGGTACAGCTGTTGCAGGTACATTATCAGATAACACTATCGGTAATGCTCACTTTGTAAGAATAGTTGCTACTGCAGGTAATAATACCATTACGGTTAAAGATGGTAGTACTACATTAGGTACAACATTGTTAAACTCTGCTGGTGATGAAATCACTATAGAGAAACATGCTAAACATACAATTTCATCAAGTGGCGCTGTAAGTGCTACTGCTGTTGGCGTAGGACACTAACATGGCTGATACGGTTTCAACACAGGTATTAACAGATACGACAGGTGTAAAGTACGCTGTCAAGTTAACTAATTATTCTGATGGTACAGGAGAAACGTTAGTACAAAAAATTGACGCTAGCAATACAACTTTTATGACCGAAGATGGGGAAAGAAAAATCTCTAAAATCTTTTATTCAATAAACACTGCTAATCCTAAATCAGCAGTAGAATTGATATGGGATGGTGCAACAAACGCTACCGCAGTTTTGTTGTCTGGTCAAGGTTTTTGGGACTTACGTGCTGATGGTAATGAGATAGTTAACAACGCAACAACACCAACAGGTGATGTTTTGTTATCTACAAAGAATTTTGCACTTGGTGATAATTACACGATTTTAGTGGTTTTCAGATAGCAATTTGTATAAATATTAAAGAGAAATTAGAGATAGATACAAATGAAATTAATAACCGAAGAAATATCAAACGCAGAATATATCGTAGAAGAAAAGAATGGTAAGAAAAGCTATTCTATCAAAGGTATATTCATGCAATCAGATGTGAAAAATAGGAATGGAAGAATCTATCCTAAAGAGATACTTCAAAAAGAAGTAGCTAGATATAATAGAGAGTTCATAGAAAAAAACAGAGCTTTTGGCGAACTTGGTCATCCTGATGGCCCGACAGTAAATTTAGAAAGAGTATCGCACATGATCAAAGCTCTTACACCCGAAGGCAGTAATTTTATAGGCGAAGCACGAGTATTAGATACCCCATATGGAAAAATAGTGAAAAGTTTAATTGATGAGGGCGCTAGTCTTGGAGTTTCAAGCAGAGGAATGGGCACACTTGCAAATGTAGGTGGTGCTAATGTAGTTAAAGACGATTTTTACCTTGCAACCGCGGCTGATATAGTCGCAGACCCAAGCGCTCCTGACGCTTACGTAGAAGGCATTATGGAAGGCAAAGAGTGGGTTTGGAATAATGGGATATTGACAGAGCAAGAAGTAGAAGAATTAAAAGTACAGGCAGAGAGTAAAGAGAGAATTGCAAGAGCAGAAAAAAACGCTCTAGTATTTGAATCTTTTCTTAAAAAGCTGTAATTTTATAAATAGTAATTAACACATTCCGTAGGGAATGGTGTGATTATTGCAATAATAACAACAAAAAAACTATTGAGGAGATAGAACGATGGCTGATAATACTGTGGCAAATTTGCCAACTAAAAACGCCGCTCCAGCTGAACCAGCAAAGTCATTACAGGCAACTGTACAACAAGTGATTACAAAAGCAATCACTTCACCGACTGACGCTAAAGTGGATTTCGCACAAGGGGTTAATCATATTACTGGTGACCCACAACAAAAAAGTGCAGGAGCAGCCGACCCAATGCCTACTCTAAAAGCAGAAAAAGAAGCAGACAAAGAAAAAGAAACTGTGGCTGCAGCTTATGAAGCTGACGAGAAGAAAGACGAAAAAGAAAAAGAAGACATGAAAGAAGTAGCTCATAAAGATGATGAGAAAAAAGAAATGATGAAAGCTTCTAAAGATAAAGAAGAAGTTAAAGAAGGTGAGTTACCTGCAGGTCTTAAAAAATACCTTGACAAGAAAAACGACAAGTCTGAAGAAAAAGAAGACGAGAAGAAAGATGTTAAGGAAGTCGCTGACAAAGACAAAGAAAAAGATGTTAAAGAAGTAGCTGAAAAAGACAAAGAAAAAGAAGTCAAAGAAGTTGCTGATAAAGAAGACGAGAAGAAAAAAGAGGTTAAAGAAGAGGACGCTTATGACAAAGATGATCCTAAACAAAAACCTAAAAAAGAAACTGCTAAAGACAAAGTTAAAGATATGGACATGAAAGAAGATGTTGCTGCTCTTACAGATGACGAAGACTTATCTGAAGAATTTAAGCAAAAAGCTTCTACTATATTTGAAGCTGCTGTTAAAGCAAAACTCGTTGAAGAAATTGAAAAATTAGAAGGCGAGTATGAAACTAAAGTTGACGAAAAGGTTTCTGAAGTTAAAGAAGAAATCGTTGACAAAGTGGATGCTTATCTAAACTATGTTGTCGAGGAGTGGATGAAAGAAAACGAATTGGCAATAGAGAAAGGCTTAAGAAATGAGATTACTGAAGATTTTATCGGTGGTCTTAAATCTTTATTTGAGTCACATTACATCAATGTTCCACAAGAGAAGTATGATGTGATTGAATCTCAAGCTGCTGAAATAGAGAAGTTAAAAGAAGAAGTTAACCAATCTATAGAAAAAAACATTGAGTTAAATCAGAAAATTGCAGAATCAACTAGAGAAGACATTATCAAAGATGTTTCATCTGACTTGGCTGCAACTGAAGCAGATAAACTTAATGGTTTAGCAGAAGGAATTGAATATAAAGACGCTGACAGTTTTAGAAAAAGTATAGAAACATTAAAAAATTCTTACTACCCTAAAGCAAAAGCGAGTGATACTGAATCTAATGAAGTAGCAGAACAAAATGCTGGTTCGCCAAGTGTTAACTTGTCTGAATCAATGGCTGCATACACTGCTGCAATTAGTAAATCAAAAAAGAATCCTTACATTAAGTAGGGGTTTTTAGTTAACTAAAAAGAAGGAGAGATAGAAAAATGTTTTTATCTGAATCAATACAAAACAAGTGGCAGCCCGTTTTAGACCATCCTGATCTTCCTGAGGTCAAAGATAGTTATAAAAGAGCCGTTACTTCAATGGTATTAGAGAACCAAGAAAAAGCGTTAAGAGAAGACGCTGCTTTTTTATCAGAAGCTGCGCCTACAAACGCAACTGGTTCTGCAATACAAAACTGGAATCCTATTTTAATTAGCTTAGTAAGAAGAGCAATGCCTAACCTTATCGCATACGATATCGCTGGTGTTCAACCTATGTCAGGCCCAACTGGTCTGATCTTCGCAATGAGAAGCAGATATGCCTCTCAAAGTGGTGGTGAAGCTCTTTTTGACGAAGCTGATACAGATTTTTCTGCTAGAAACAAAGCAGGATCATCTACAAGTGGGGCTTCCGCTGTAGCACAAACTGGTGAAAACCCAGCTGTACTTAATGACTCAATCGGCACATCTACTGGTTACACAACTGGTACTGGTATGACAACTGCATATGCAGAAGCTTTAGGGGATGCGTCTGCAAACTCTTTTGCTGAAATGGCTTTCTCAATTGAGAAATCTACTGTAACTGCAAAAAGCAGAGCATTAAAGGCTGAGTACACTATGGAACTTGCACAAGACTTAAAAGCAATCCATGGTTTAGACGCTGAAACAGAATTGTCAAACATCTTATCTGCTGAAATCTTAGCTGAGATCAATAGAGAAGTTGTAAGAACAGTTTACAGAACTGCTGAAGTTGGCGCTTCTGACAACGACAATTCACATGCTGCAATTAATACAACAACTGCTGGTGTATTCGACCTTGACACAGACTCTAATGGTAGATGGTCTGTTGAAAGATTTAAAGGTCTTATGTTCCAACTAGAGAGAGATGCAAACACAATCGCTCAGAGAACAAGAAGAGGAAAAGGTAACATGATTATCTGTTCTTCAGATGTTGCCTCTGCTTTACAAATGGCGGGTGTTTTGGATTACACTCCTGCATTAAACAACAACTTAAACATTGACGATACTGGTAATACTTTTGCTGGTGTATTAAATGGTAAGTACAGAGTTTACATTGACCCATATGCTGCTAACATGGCTTCAAATGCGTCACCTACTAAACAGTACTACGTTGTTGGTTACAAAGGAACTTCTCCATACGATGCTGGTTTATTCTATTGTCCGTATGTACCTCTACAAATGGTTAGAGCAGTAGGTCAGGATAACTTCCAACCGAAAATCGGTTTCAAAACTAGATACGGTATGGTTGCTAATCCATTTGCTGGTGCTTCTGCGTCAGGAAACATTACTGCTGACGGTGTTGGTGCAATCAACGCTAACAGATACTACAGACGTGTTCAAGTTACGAACATTATGTAATATTTGTTGAGAAACAAAATAGAAAAGGGCGGCCGTCAAAAGTCGCCCTTTTTTTTAGCATAAATAAAAGTAGATTATGTTTTATACTGAAAGAATAACAATTTACAAAGAAAAAAAATCAACAATAATGAACACGATAATAAGAGCAATCGCAGGCATTGTAGTAATTGGTGGTTTCTTTTTTCTAATAGCACAAGGTCTTAATTACTTACAAAAACCTAACGCATTAGATAATGTAGAGAAAAGACTAGATGAAGCAGCCGAAAAAGAGAATGTCCTAACAGACGCCGAAAAAAAACTAAAAGAACAAGCCCAATCAAAAGAATGGGATGATTTAGACAAACAAACAGATAAATAGCTGTATGACAGTTACAAATTCATACACTAGACAACCGACTAAACTGGACTATGCAAGTCCAACGCAGTTTAAATTTCAAGTAATTAAACTACCTAAAGTAGAGTATTTTTGCACATCAGCAAATCTACCAGGTATCAATTTAGGTACTGCTGAACAAATCACACCTCTAAAAGATATACCACTACCTGGTGATAGATTACAATATGATACATTGACTATACAATTTTTAGTAGATGAAAATTTAGAAAACTATAGAGAGATACACGGTTGGTTAACTGG